TCCTCCGAGATTTTAATAATGTACGATGTTGTGTTATACAACTCCTATATCCCTCAGCAGTGCATTAAGAAGAAAAGTGTAATTACGTAAGTCGGTTATCTTCGCGTTCCACTGACGGAGTGAGTAGGAGTAAGGATCCTTTACCATGTCAGCTATTGAAGTGTAATGTTTGACAGCCATGCCAATGAGAGCTTGGGTTGCTAGGACATCGTCTGCAGCTCCAGCACGGTGAAACTGACCAAGGCGATCTTTACCATCAGAGTATTCCTTTTCCTTTTTTATCAGGAGTTGCTTGCTCCGAAGGAAGCTTTTTTCCAACTCAATCATAAAGTTTGCATTGTCCATAGTTGACTCCTTTCATAGATTGTTTATTGATTGAACGAACTGGGTTGTGCTGGCAGCATGACAAGCCTACCAGCACGTTAAACTTTACTTCCCAATAACATACTTGGATATATTATTCTTATCCCCGTATTCCTCATCCTTCTTCACGCCCAGGATTACCCATCCTTCCAGGCCGATAAGGTCATCGATCCAGTCGAAAGGCTTGGAATAATTAAGGCTGAAGGCTGTAGCGAATTTCCTGAATTTGGTCAGGAGACGTTGGTACTGTTTGTCACCAATCTTTTCCTTCTCTTTGAGATCCCAGAAGAAATCATTGAACTCGATTACCAGGGGCTGAGCAGGCACATCAAAGGTAGGCATGTACCACTGGGCATCATTCTTGTCACTAATACCTTCATTTATGCTAATGATGCGAGCTTTTACCTCAGCTCCTCGATTCAGGATTGTAGGTTCTGGTGCGTCTTGAATTTCTTTTTCTAAATCACTGTAGTCAGTTAAAGCCATGAGGTTTTTCTCCTTTTTTGAGTTAAGGGTTAGTATTACTCTGGAGTCACAGACCACCCACAAAGTGTAGCCTTTGGGAAGGTAGCTGTCTTAGCCAGACCGTCTGACATGGCTGCATATTCAAACTGGAGAACTGACTCATTATCACAGACAATAGTCACATTCTTGAATGTGTAGGTTCTTCCAGTCTGTGTGAATATACAGAGGATTTTATACTTCACTTGTCTCACCTCCTTTCAATATATTGTTTATTGATTAAACGATCTTATTATGCTTCCAACTTAGGCTTATCCTCCCAAGTAAGCCCTATCTTTTTTAGTAGTCCTTTAATATCAGGCTTCTCAGTTGCGTCAAGAAGCCCTTTGGCTTTTAGCCTGGATCGAGCTATGTAGGTTCCCAGGGAATCAATAAGCATTTCACGTTCTGGGGTCCTACCCTGTCCATCCTTACCTATTATCACATAGATCTCATCAAAAAGTAAAGGGATAGTTACTACAGCTTGGCCAGTTGTTAGGAAACGGTACTTGATTTCTTCCTGGGATATCCCAGTGCTTTTGTCTATCCTTATTAGTTTCTTTATTTCACGCAGGTGACCAGTCAGAATAAAGTCACAAGGGATACGCATTAGTTTTTTGATATAGTTAGACATGAACGTCTTTTGAGGCATGTAGTCTTGTCTCATTCTGGGAGACTCACCTGCTCTTTCTACCTTAGCCAACTGATAATTCATAACAGCGTCACCAAAGGTAGTAGCACTATCAATACAGTAAGTACCAAACTCTTTGAAGTATCCTATCTGTATGCGTCTATCAATAGCCTTCATCCAGTTGGCAAAGGTAGTAGGTGAAAGTGGATCATCAGCCTCCCATTGTGTGTCTGCGACTATTTGGCCGTTAGGGTTTTCCTTACTTCTTATTAAGTCGAGGAGGCATTTAGTTCCACCTGGGTCGAAGGAGTCTATGTGAATAGGGAAGCGAGCTGTGCGGAGTAGGTAAGTTTTCCCAGAGTTGGTCTCGCCTGTTACTAAAGCAGAGAAACGTTTCTGGAGTGGGTCTTGGTTATAGTACTTGACTACATCTGCTAGCTCATTACGGTAGTCGTAGGGCATGGTTACTCCTTTTCAAAATACATCTTGTTAGTATATAGAATAGCAGCAGCTGCTTCACCTTTTCTTCTGAATAGTTCAGGGCGTGCAATAAATCCTACATCTATTGTAGCGAGGTTATCTCTTATCATATTCCAGACTAGGGCTATATCAAACTCAGCAATCTTTATGTCTTCTTTGAATACTCCTAGAAGTTTGTGGTCGTCTGATATCTCTAAGCTTACTTTGTTTGATATAGTTTTTTGTGTTAAGTTATGTAGCATCTTCTTCCTCCTCACATCCATCACAAGGTAAGTGTCTAATCTCGGTAGCTTCCTCAACTTCCTCTGGACTAAGTTTATTCCAGTAACGTTCGAGGATGTTGGTAAGTTCCCTTAGATCAATAATAGCATCACGGAGATCTTCTTTAGTTATGTTGATCATTGTCTATTTTCCTTATTAGTTCTTCCATATAATGAGGAACTTCTATATTAAAGAAGTTCTTCGTAAAGTATAAAAGGCTTCGTTTGGAGTGAGTTATTCTTACTTCTGCTTGAGTGTTTCCTATTTTTATTACACTGGTCATATTAGTTATCCCATTGTTCTGAAAAGTAATGTCCACAGCGTTCACATTTCCAGTTTGTGTAATAGCTTCTTGGATTATAAGGATTCTCCTCAAGCATTACAGCAAAATGTCCAAGGCATATAGACCTATGCCCGAGCAACCAGCAGATTAGTTTTCTTAACTTGGCCATGATAAGTCCTTTTTAACTTTAGATTCCTTTAGTGAAGGATCCCAGAATTCTACCCTGAAACCCAATGGAGGTTCATAACTTCTCTGTAATGGATTAGGCCAGCTTAAGCAAAAGTCATGAAACGGGCAGCCTCTGTAGTCGGTGCAACTCTTAGGTCTCATAGGGAAGGCCATTAAGACTGGGTCTTCCTCCTTGCAATGATGCAAGCGATCCATTTCACGGTCGAGTTTGTCGAGTAAGTCTATCACATTCCATAGCCAGACATTCATCTGGTCTGGGGTTTTAAAAGCAGGCACACGGCGTAGTGAAGAATGAAACCCTGCAGGTCTCGCAGATGAGCCACGCTTGAGGTAGGTAAACCCTACACCGCAGAACTCTACGCCTAAAACTTGCTCAATAGGAAACATGCAGTAAAGGCAGTGGGTGTAGGTACCATTCTGGATACCAAGGTGGAAAGCCTCAGACCATTGTCTTCCGTTGAGGTATTTTTCATGCGTAGTCTTATGATCCCAGGAGAAGATCATATTGTCCACCAAGCGTCTCATGATAGTATCCATGCGATAGTGTAGCACACGCTTCTCGTCAACTGGCACAGTACCAGCGATCTCAGTCATCTTTTGACCGTCTATGATGACAACCTCATTATCGATCAAGTCACGAGATCGCTCCTCTGCGAATTTCATTAGTGCTTGGAGAACAGCAGTTGGAGTCTTAGGACTATTCATAGCATCGTCCTCAGGTGCGAACTCCTTGCGATAGTGATCGATGAAAGCATTGTACGCACCCTGGATGTCATCATAGCCGTGGACAATCTGATGCTCACGTGCTATATGCCAGCACTCACCAAAGTAAAGGTCATGTGCAGGGTAATCAGGTCTCCAGCCTAAGATGTGAGAGAAGAAGAATTGCCTAGCACACGAGTCAAAGTCGGTTAGCTTGGATGAATCACGAATGTCCCAAGCAGGGACTGGTGTTAGAGGGAAGGTCATATTGGTTCCTCCTCACAAATTTCAATTCTTTGGACTACTAAACTGTAGTCTTCAGTCTGCTCAACTCAGTATGAATGAGACTTAAAAAATTCTCGTATCATTTCTACTACATCAGCCTCTTCATTACTATTTGGGATACGTGAATGTCCTATATCAATAGGTATAGATGATTTCATTCTTATTTTTGACATAATCTTATTCTCCTTTCATTTTCTTAACAAGTGTTGATCGAGAAGTTCTGCGGTCATGCGAAGGATGCGTTGGCATAGTTCAAGAGCTTCTGATGGGTAACCAAAGTCTTGATCAGTTGAGGCTTTGTGTTCTGTCTCAAGCGCTTCCTTCCTCCACCTTTCTAAAGTTCTTTTTGTAATAGTCATTTTGTATTCTCCTTAAATTTCCCAGTAGGTTTAAATACAGTCCCTGGGCCTAATTCCCAGTACATTCTTTCTTCAGGATCAGGGCAGTAATTGTGAGGCCAGGTAGAATGTCCTCCATGATGTGAGCCGAGACGTTTGTCACAGTTAGCACAGATCTCATCGAGGTGCTTAGGTCTTTTTGTTAGTACCTTAATCTCATCCATTTGTTGTCTCCTCTGTTAACGTAGAGTTTACCTTCCTTTATCCTATAATCATAATAAGGTCCCATCTTTCTCATAGCAGTCTTAATCTCAAGTGGAGCTACCCTACATATACCTACGTTTGTGACATAGCAAGGCAGACTCCACCAGTGCCAGAGTAATATCAAGACTACCAAACTAATCAAAAACCATATTCCTTTCAAGGTACTCTCCATCTTTGAATAGTAAAAGATTAAGTTTTCTATGCTTAACAGCAAAAAAAGCACATGCGATAGAGTTCATTACATTAAGGGAACAAGGAACTATATGATCTGTCTCCTTAGAATCCTTCATTCGTGAACTGAATAACCTGTGCATGTTGTTAGTGCTATAGCGATTCATGGGACCTTCACTGAGGAAGACTATCTCACCAAATGCTTCTGCAGGTGAGAAGTCATGGGCTGATTTGTTTACTATGAATACCTTAGACATTTTAGTCTCCTTCCGGACTGTCGAGGTCGATAGGTTCGTTTGCAGGAGATGATATGGGAACTCTATTAATGTAATCTAAGACAGTTGGAGGAGCAGAGGATTTTTCCTTTTTGATATGTTCCTTGTCTCGCTTATCTCCGAGAGGTTCGAGTAGCACACGGTTCTCAGGGAGGTCAGCTTTCACACCCAGACCGTTTAATTGATGAACGAACTTGTCTTTGTCTTCGACTGGAGGCCGTGGGACTGGGATTGGTTCCAGGTCGAACTCCACAGGTTCATCAGGACACTCGTGGTATTCGACAAGTTCGATGATAGTAGCGTATTTAGGCAAGGCTTTGCGAGTTACAACAAGGCGTGTGCCACAGTTAGAGCAGTAGTATTTCTTAGGCATTTTTACCTCCTTGGAATAAAGCATCAAGACAACATTCCCAGCAGAAGCTGTATTCTTTGTCTAGGGAATATTTTCCCATCTGTTTCTTTTTATAGTCATCAGTTGATCCAAAGTCGTCTGGATCAGAATGAAGTATCATATGGACTCCAGAAGTATTTGTTCCGTCTGAGTCAATCATATCCTTGCCACATTTGGCACAAGGTTTTAGTGGTTCAGTCATCAATAACCTCCTTAATCTCCACCAAGCATTGCTTCCATGGTTGCTCAGTCTTATTGAGTTCTACTATCTTACACTCAAGCTTGACTCCAACTTCGATCAACGCAGTAATAGTAGCACTAAACTTCATTGGAACAAAGCCACACATAACTTCCTTATCATGCCTTGCGTAGACAAGCTGGACTGCGTTAGGATCATATTTGTTAGTGGGTTCAGGAACCATTGCCAGAGTATCACCTACCACCATATCCATGATGATAGTCCCCATTTGGTGGAATTTAACTCCAGCGATGAAGAATTGAGGTACGGGTGTTGGGCTAGCTTGTTGGTTATCTACTTGATTCGTCATGATCTCTCCTCCTTAGAATTTTAGTTATTAACATTTTACACTTCTTACACTTGTAAGTGGCTTCACTATCACCTTCAATGATCCAAGAGTCAGGATCACAGTTTTGACATGTGCTGATTGGAATAGGCTTTTGTTTCATTAGTTATTCCTCCTTATAAATAAGTGAGGCATTGGACCTACTTCAACATATATTTCTGCTAACACATGGAAGCCAAACCCATCAACTAATCCTGGTCTTTTCCCTTGTTTTAGCATCTTATTGATCTCTCCTACTATAACCCAAAATGAGCCAGACTCTGAGTTATATGAACCTTCTGAGTAATACTTTCCACTTTCTTTAAAGTAGATTAATTTTACTTCTGTCATTTTACTCCTCCATAAAAGGTAAGTGGCCTGGATCTTTGTTTATGAAACAGTACATGTATAGAAGCTCTTTAATAGTCCACCACCAGAACTTAATCTCAAATAGTATTATGTTACTTGGAATGTTCTGTTTCATATTATAGACTGTGCCAAGTGAGATAAGAGCCTCTTGGGTTATGTCTGGGCCTAGATCTTTTATCGCTTTGGTATATTCTTCCAGCATTTCCTTTCCTTTATCACTCATCTTCTATCACCTCCACAAATACAGGGAACCTTGGAACCTTTTTCCCTGAAGTTAGATGCTGGTATTGAACTTTAATAAACTTGCCACACAGCGATTCTCCATCTCTCCAAAGTCTACTTCGTAAATCGTCAGAGAATCCCGTTCCAACTGAGAACATATTTCCATCTCCTGACTTACACTGGATTGATCCAAGGGTACCTTTTGGTGTTCCACTAATTGAAAGTTCTTCTTGGACGCCCACGATTTCATAAGTGTCCTCCTTCTTAGGCTTAAACTTCATAACCATAGTACTACGCTTACGAATGTAAGGAGCTTGGATATGCCTTACGATAATACCTTCATAGCCAAGTTCTATAATCTTATCATAAGCCCTCATAACATCATCTAACGACTCACAAATCCAGAAAGGCGCAACTGGTAGCCAGGGATTAATACCTTTGAGGTTTTCCAGGATTAGCAACCTTTTCATTTGAGGTTGGTCATTGACTATGTCAAACATATGAAACTGGATTCGTTTGAAGTCGTTACTGAGGTTGATTGTCCTGGAGGTGACACTTAAGATTTCCTCAAAACTCATTCCATGACAGTAGAGTTCACCATCTAATTCTGCGTTAAGGTGAAGTGATCCCAGGATCTCATTTATATGAGGGACGCTATAGATGACATTTTCTTCACTGGAGAGTAGAAGGTACTCATTACCTGTCTTGCCAGTTTCAAGTGGAATAGCTCTACAACGAACTCCATCATACTTTGGCTGAACTATATAAGGAGGATTCCATTTAGCTAAGCGTTTCTCCTCGAAAGGATAACACTTCATTATACCTTTCCAGCGTTGCCATTGGCTAGGCATTAGGCTCCTCCATCAGTTCGAAGTATCTGTCTTGGAGTTCTTCCCAAGAATCTATACTTAAACAGTATAGATCCTCAATATATATCCAGAAGCGTATATGGTTAAGGTTAGAATACCAAGACATAAATTTTATATCTATGTTTGAGTCTTTCTTGAATTTTTCTTTGAGGTTAAGCATCATGTTAGATGCTTGCTTTATGGAGGGATTCTTGGTCCTTTTAACTTTTAACATCTTATTCTCCTGTCGTAGATTGTTTTATTGTTGAACGGTCTTACTCATCTTACTCCATGGTGCATTTAGAAGGGTATTAAAAAGTGCCCCTGGTGGCCAGTACCAGGGACACTACTTATAAGCCGGCCAGTTACTTCTTAGCTGCCCTTGCAGCCAAATCAGCCATCATTTTCTTCTGCTCGTCAGGACTGGAGTTCTGGAAAGTGGCCAGGTAAGCCTGGATCGGATCGACCTTTGCACCGGTGCTTGCAACACCCATCTTTGCAGATGCAAGCCGAGTAGCAATCGCCTCACCGGATTCACCCTTTCTCAACCCAGCTCGAATGTTAGACTGAAGAGTCACTCTCCAGTTGGCGAAGCAGTTTGTAAGAATTGCTTCCTCACCAAACATCTCGACCAGTTCCTTTACATTCTCAGCAAAGTTGACACTTACCAACGCGGCCAGTTCCTTAGTCCCTTTCTCCTTATTCTCTGGTACTTTTGCTTCTACACTTACCTTCTTCATAATGCTAACCTCCCTTAAGTTGATGGTTTATAAGATGTGACATTTCACGAGGGTCATAATTCATAATGACAGAAGTTCGACAAAATGTCAATGGAAAATTTGGTGTATTTAGCTCCAGTTACTCAATACTCATAGTTAAAGTTTCCTTAGCTTTTCTACCTTCTCTTGACACACTTTGAGGCAAGTAGATAACCATAAAGTCTGGATCACCTTTCTTACCTGCCTCATAGCGATCACCACCTTTGGACTTAGCCGCTCTACACGGATCCAGACTCTTCCATCCTTAGCGATCTGAATCCCAAGATCACACCCTTTTAATCCTATATTAAGATTTTGCTCTATTGATAGATAACCTTTCACATGTGTTTCTGGATACTCCTTCATTTAATCTATTCTCCCTTAAAGTGTTTAGGGTTTAATGGAAGGTCTCGGATTTGCTTGGCGAGACGGATGAAGGCCTTGGGATCTTCGTTATAGAACTGAGGGAGTTTTATATAAGGACTTTCATCCTCCATGCAAGACCCTCCTGGCCAGACAAGGAGACATCTGTCTTGACAATAGGATTGCTTATGTCTTAAGTTATATTCACATAGAAAGCAACCATTATCAAGATCTTTGTCCTTACCTACAGACATTAGCCATTCCCACTTAGTCTTTTTATTCTTCACTATCCAATCCCATTCTTCTCTGTGTCCTTGGACAGCTTCTTTCATTGTTAGTCTTTTCATCACTACCTCCTTTCTTAAGTTAGTACCTTGACCGACTTATATGCTATTGTATTGTGTGGAGCTTCCATATGTATGTTACCATAGGCTATTGCTACTGAGTCATCTCCCTTGAGTTCATGAAGAAAGTCTACGAGGGCATGGCTATCACAAAGTAGCTGGTTAATCCTCTCCCCTCTTCCCAAACCCTTTACTTTGATAACTTTTAGTGTGGGGAGAGTAATGTGGAACACCCCAGCGAAGAACTTTGCATCCTTTTTCCGGGAGAAAGTTAAGAGTCCTATGGACTTCTCGTGTGCTGTTACCACCTTTCCTACTCTGTATATTCGAGTCAGGAGTTCTGTTTCCTGATAGTCATAGCCAGCAAGGGCTGTCTTTGTAATTATGCTCTGTCTACCTTCTGTCACCACCTTCCATCTGATAGGCATAGTCTTTACCTCCTCCTAAACATCTACTTCCACGCCAAGTTGATCTGCTATCTCTCTAATCTGTTCCAGGGTTAGAGTAATATTAGGTGCTTTCTTAACTGATGTAACTTTGGTTAGTCTATCTTCTTCTGCAAGTCTAGCATCAGCCTTCTTGAATCGGTCAGACCATCTCATATGATCGAGTGAGTAGGTAGCAAGCACCTCTTTCATCCTCAAAATGGTAGCCCAAGTTTCTTTACACTTGAACTTAGCATTAGCACGTTCAAGCTCAAGAGCGTCTTTTTCTTCTTTTGTCATAGTCTTACCTCCCAGATCGTTTATGAATTGAACGGACTTACCTCCACACATAGTTATTATTCTCAAGCATCCATCCTGTACTTACTACATTAGCAGGATGGATTCCGAAGTTTATTAATACATCTGCATGAGTTCCCTTCATAGCCCTTATCCCACCACTATATAACTTAATAGCAGCAGCAAGGACTTTGCCGGAGTGTGCTTTGATTGTTTTAGATCGTAAGGTTTTAAGAGGATACTTGGTAGTAGGTCGTTCGTCTTTATACACACGAGGTTGATTTGGAACTGATGGTCTGATCAGCGAGATGGGCTGACCTAGGATGGTTACTCTTTGAGTATGTTCTTTTTTAGCTTTCATTGTTAGGATATCTCCTTAGTATTTTGCCAGCATCCGAATAACTGGATTGTCCTGATTGATAATACGTACTCTCGATACAAGATCAACAAGTTTGAAGTTCTCAACCTTAGGTAATATGAAGCATTCTAAATTGTTTGCTCTTTCAAGCATTATTGCTATAGGTCCCCTCGCACCATGACAAAATCCTTTGCACAATTATTGCATTCTTTTCTCATTTTCTTGTCTCCTTATAGTTATTGATTTATGATATGATGTAGAAGGTTATTATCTCATTCCCCTAACAGCCGCTTGCACAGACTTTGCATGCATCTTCTTGAACGACCCAGAAGCATACGCTATCCCAACATTAATCTTGCAGATTTTCCAGAAGTTACGATTTAACCAACGCCTTGCGATCTTAGCCTGATGCAATTGACTTAATCTTTGCTTAGATAAAACTTTTCTTTTCATGAATGTTAGTCTCCTTTCACTATGTTATATCTGCTACGTTAATAAGTGCCTTGAGTTCAGCTACTTCTTGATCTTCTTTATCTTCTTTCTCCTTCTCTGGACTACCCTGACAAGCTGGGCAGATCCAGTATCCTTTAGCATCTTGAACTATCTGAGTACCACAAATACATAAAGGTCTAAAAGGTTTATTATCTTCTAATACTAACTCTTGTATTAGGAGTATTATCTCCTTATGTTTGCCCTTAGAGTTAGCAACTTCATACAACCTGCTAATTAGTGTATCTTTTCTCATTAGTTTATCTCCTGTAATCTTTCACAAACACCTTCAATGTTTCTCTAACAGCCTTAGCATCCTCTCCACGCCAATGAGTTATATTGTTTAAGATATAAAGACATTGAACATACAACTCATGCCCACTCATAGTTATCCCTACCTTGGCATAGTTAATAGCATAATTAGGAGCCTTACTCTTTGAATTGTTAACTATCACCTGACAGGCATCATGTACATCTGATTCTGATACTTTACTCACCTTACTCACCTCCTTTGTAGTTTATTGTTTGAAAGTTATTACCAATGTTCTTCACTCATTGATACCTATGGTATCATACCATAATTTCAATGACAATGTCAACCCCTTTCACCCGTTATTTTGATTACAGTCGGTAATTACAGCCGTAACCACAGACCGTTCAATTCCCGAACGAACTGTTACCAATCACATCTCACATCTCAGCAATCTCCTCCAGCTGTCTCTTATCCTTAGCCTCTTGCTGCCTTTGTAACGCATCTATCTCTTCATCAGTATTCCCACCCTCTTTAATCACCACAGGCTCTTCATCCTCTTTAATAGGCCCAGGAACAAACCCCATCTCCTCTCCATGATCTTTAATCTTTTCTTTCATCGCTATCCGTTCTTTTTCTAGCTTCCTTCTTTCCTCTGCCTCCTCCTCAAAGATAACACCCATAATCCTTCTCTGATCAGTTTCAGGCGCTACCTCCACACTCTTCTTATTATGCAATATCTTATGAGCTACAGGAGTATACTGTTTAGGGTCTATCCCCTCATTCCTCAAATTCTCAAACGTGATAGCATTACCTATCTTCTTAAAACTCCTCTTTTTCATACTCGGCTGGAACAACCCCTTCTCCTCCATAAATCTCTTAGCCTCTGCTACTGAAGTAATACTAACCGGCAGCTTCCCATTCGCTCTTAACACATCACATAGTAACTCTGCACTCCAACTCAACAGCTGACTCATGCTCTTAATCTCATACCCTGTGACATCCCAGTAATAACACAGCTCTGCTAAACTAATCAGACTAACTCTACTCTGCACTGGTACACTACTCTCCTGTTTAACTTCTGCACTTATTCCCATTAGTTATTCCTCCTTAAGTTTAAATGTATTACGTATTATGTATTACGTATTACCGTATATTATGTTTGCTACATCCGTCCCAACCCATTATATTTGTATGCAGTACTTAGTATACACACATAGTTATATAGTTAGTTTATTATTTTTTTTTATATATGAGGGGTGTCCATGTGACAAACATTATATACATCAATACATCAATACATTAAATACATCATACATGATCTACACCGTATTGTCAACGTATTATTCAGTGTATTGTGATAGTGGTAATAGATCATTTAATGTTTAAACGATCTATGTCATATCCCCTAGTTACACCATAGATGAATAGGTATAAAAAAAAGGCCATTAGAATTAACTAATGACCTTTGATTGTGAACGTTCCATGTTATCTGGTTATGTTATTCGGTTTTCATGCTATCGGCCATCTTCTGCAAAAATGCGGTTTGTTGTTCTTTGTCCATGCTACTCATAGCAGCCAGTGCATCACGTTCAATTTCATCACGCGATTTGACCTTCACGCCGGCATTCTGGGCAATTACCACTGTTCCCGACAATGCATCGATTTCACCTTTACTCAATGACCTAGCAGGGCGCTGAAATGCTATCGCCCTCGAACCGCATAGCCATGATTTGATGTCAACGTCAGTGGCGGTACTAAAATCAAACGTCACCATGATACTGGTTTTCTCTTTATTGTCATTAGTGACACTCATCGAGTGTTTGATCTTGCCGATCATTTGACCTATTGTATTTTCCATGTTGGTTATCCCTTTCATGTTGGATGTGACAACATGGAACGTTCGGTTTGTTATTCAATTGTCAAAGAACCATTCACATGAACAAATATTCATGTAATTAAATAATACATGATCACACCTCAATGTCAACATAAATCGTATCATTGTATAATAATACTATGCAATCCAATGGGGGAAGTTTTACTTGATAGTGCGGGGGTTACCACCTATACATTTTGGAGCAAGTTTTTATAATAACACCATGTTGTGCATTGTGTGACAGCGTGCCACGCATCGTTCCCGTAACAGATCGTTTAATAATTAAATGGTCTGGTCTGGGCCAATAGTTAGCAGATCCCAGAGTTAAGATTAAGGTGTTAGACTAAAGGTGTTAGGTCTAGGTGGAACAAATTCACTAAAAATTACGTTGACATTTTAATGTTCTTGTGTTATCATGATACTATTAGAAATGAATTAAAGGAGATAGTTAATGTCTGGGTTAGAAGGTATAGAAACAAGAAACGGACTTTACGGGTTTGAGTTTAGAGAGCCAGATGAAAGGAGAGTAGAGGAACGAAAAACTCCTGACATCAAGGCACTCTGGCAGCGGAATCATGAGATTGTTAATCTCGCAGCGCGGGGCTTTAAAGGTACTGAAATCGCTGAGATCCTCCATATTCATCCTCAGACTGTTTCTAACACATTAAACTCAGAACTTGGCCAGAAAAAACTTTCTGAAATTCGCCTGGAACGAGACGATGAGACGAAAAAAGTCACAGAAAAAATTAGAGTTATAACTAACAAGGCACTAAATATTTATCAAGAAGCCTTTGATGATGAAATAGAACTAACTATAATGGATAAGGTTAAAGTAGCTAACACAGTCATGTTAGAACTAAGTGGTCATCGCGCTCCTATTAAAACCCAGACTCTCTCAGCTCACATGCAGTTAAGCCCTGAGGAACTTCAAGGGTTTAAAGATCGTGGAATAGCTGCAGGACTTAAGAGTGGAAGGATAATCAACGTTGAGCCTGAAACTAACACTGAGACAGAGGCAGAGTGAGTTTGCTAAGATGCTTGTCTTACTTATCCTCTTTGCGTATGTAAAAGGTTATGAGATTACCTTAGGAGATGCATATGCTAAGACTGGGCATAGGAAAGGATCCTTTCATTATAAGAGATTAGCTCAAGACCTTAACTTGTTCAAAGATGGAATTTACCTAAGAAAAACCTCAGACCACTTATCTTTAGGAGAATTCTGGGAATCAATAGGTGGGTCATGGGGAGGGAGATTCAAAGGCGGAGACGGTAATCATTACTCGTTTGGGGAGAAGAGATGAAAGCTGGTAAATGGACACTAATCATAGTCGAAATAGAAGGCTTCAATCTCCTAGTCCCTACTTCTTACCGTGATGCTACTAATGAAAAAATAGACGCTCATACAGGAGGGTGTGGCCCTGGTGGACTAGGTGACTATCTCGTCCCAGACACCAACTGGGGTGAGAGTATGTTTCTTGCTTGTCGCCCACACGACTGGATGTACTGGGAAGGTGAAACTCCAGAAGACAAAGTCATAGCAGACCTAGTCTTCATCTGGAATATGCTAATAGTTATCCAAACTATTCCTTACACACCTTACGGTATAGAAGACCAAACCCTCGACATCATACATCTACGTAGGATAATGACTTACTACACAGCAGTAAGTTATGGTGGAGGCAGGTCATTTTCTAAAGGAGTCACACCTAAGAAGGAAGACATAGAGTATAAATTCTTAGTCAATGACACAGAACCCAAAGATCCCAGGAATAGGTAGTTACTAAGATCGTTCAATATATAAACCATCTGGAGACATCATGAAAGACATACTTAAAGGCCTAGGCCTAGCCTTCTTATTCTTCCTAAACATAGCAGCTACTACCTACTGCACAGACATCATTATGACCAAGACCTCTGGCATCTGGTCTGATACTCGATCTTATGCCACTATAGATGCTGCAGTCACTGCCATAGGCGCTATTGAACAAACCCTCTACATCGCCCAAGTCGAAGCAACCACTGCCTTAACAATCCCAGTAAACATCAAACTCAAATTTATCAATGATGGAGCTATAAACAACACAGGTCAGCTTACCATCAACACTTACGACATAGAAGCAAAAGACTACCAAATATTTGTAGGCACAGGTGATATAGACTTCGCAGCAGGCTCAATAGTCCGTTCCTCATGGTTTTCCTGTCTTGACGAAGCCTTAGATGTAACCTCTGATGATACCTTAACTATGGTAATCTCAGAAGCTGAAACTACCACTGCAGACATGGCAGTCGGAGATGATGTCATTCTCAAGTGGGAATCCCCTCATATTATCACCATAGCTGTTGCTGACACTATATCAAATATAAATAATATAGAAGCTGGAAATTACCAGATATTTGCTGGAGCTGGTGATATAGACTTCTCTAATGGTACAGTACTTCATTCTTCTTGGTTTAACAGCCTTGTTGCAGTAACCACTTACATTGGAACTGATTCAGTAAGCCTATTAATCAGCGAACCTGAGACTGTAGCAAGTAACTTAACCATTAATGCAAATACCTCAGTCTTCTGGGAAGGCAGAGGAAATGTTGTGACTATTGAAGCTGGGTGTGTTGTAACTAATAATGGACATGTAGAGGCTGGTATTTACCCAATCTACATCTTTACCAATGCAACGTCAGAAGTTGTTTGGGGAACTGCACAACCTGTTGAGATTGAGTGGTATGGTGTTTCAATAGCTGAGACTTCAACTAATAATGCAATCTACGCTAATTATGCAGTTGCTGATATGATTAATAAAGGAAAGCTCCAAATAAATGGATCCTATGATATAGATGATGAGGTGCAGATTACTATAGCTGCATCTTTTGACACTATTAATATTGAAGGGCAGGGATACCAAACTGGATTTAACCAAGTTACTAACGCTGCTCATATTATAGAAGTTACCAGTGCTGGTGCCCAGAATGGCTGGACTGATATTACCTTTAGAGACTTCAAACTAAATGGTGGAGTAGCCACTGGTGATGGACTTATCCTTAGACGATGTAATGGAATTCTTGAGAATATTAAGGTTGATACAGTTGGTGGAACCGCTTTTAGATTTCTTGGCTGTATCGAATTACAGGCTGGGCATCTTGAGGTTAACATAGCTGATAAAGGTGTTGAACTTGGCACTTACTATAATGCGGTTCCGCTAAGATCTAATAGCACTAATGCTTGTGTATTAGATAATGTAAGGATACACACTACAACTACCTATGCTATGGGATTTATATCAGATGTCACTAATGACTTACGTCCTAAAGGTAATACCATCTCAGGACTTGAAACTTCAGTTCCTTCTGGTATAATCCTATACATGAATGGAGGGCATAATAATACCTTTATCACACCATGGTTTGAAAGTGCTGGGGGAGCAGCTACAAAATGTATTCACATGGAAGCTAACGGGGTTGAGGTTCCTCGGCTAAATATGTTTCTGCAGCCTAGATTTGTATCTGATGCAACAATTGTAATAGATATAGACGAAGGAGATGATAATACATTTATAGGTGGATATTACTCCTCTACTTCTGAGCCTGGTGTGGATATTGAAGCTCTGGCCACTTTCAATCGATTTCTATACATAACAAACTTTCCTACAGAGCCAAAGGACACATCAAGAGGGGTTAATTATCTTTCTAATTCTTCAGCAACCACACTGATTCTTTCTCATGGATCAGGTGGATCAGATGGCTCTTACAATTATCATTCTACTGGGTCGTCATATGCTAATAATACAGTTCTTAGATGGTATGACTCAACAGGGGTAGCAATGAATGTGTTAGGCATGGATGCTAGTGACAGGGTTAATCTTCGTGGGCCAGAAGGCGGCTTAGTAATGCGAATGGCAAATACTACAGAAAACCCAACATTTTTAAGGTATATAAATGTATTATCAACTAATGGAAACTCTGGAACTTTTACACTTGCAGCAGCAGCTTCTAAAGTAGTAGCAAATACATCAATAACAGCAAGCTCAATAGTTGTTTTAACTCCTGCAAATGTCAATGCAGGAGCTCTTGAAAATACAAGTAAGAGCCTTTTTATCTTATCAAAGAATGCTGGAGTTTCATTCACAGTTAGAACAGCTGATAATACAGCTGCTGCTGGTACTGAGACTTATAACTATTTAGTCTTTAACTAAAAGGATTACCAAACACTAAAGTGGACTCAGAGATAGAAGAAATCTTATACCAATGCAGCATCTCGACTGAGATGGTTGCTAAGACGTTTTTCCCAGAGCGTTTCGAGCTGGAATTTGCTCCTGAGGTTCATGGTAAGATCTTTGATCTCATAGATGGGCCTTCACAAAAGGTAGCAATAGCAGCCCCTCGTGGTTGGGGAAAGACTTCTATAGTAGCCTTAGCATTAAAAGCTCGCTATATTCTATTCAGATTAGTAAATTTCATCTGTTACATCAACAAAAGCCATGATGCTGCTTCATTACAGACTGAAAACCTACGTCGTGAGCTAGTCTCCAATAGAACAATCAAAGCCTTCTTCGGAGACTTCAGACAGCGAGATGTTAATATTAAGGAATTTGAGGAAGTCTTTAGCAAAAAGGCTTGGGTTGCTTATAATACTTTAGTCTGGCCCCGTGGAGCAGGGCAGCAAGTTCGTGGGGTGCTATTTAAGAATGACCGCCCAGGATTAATAGTAATAGACGATCTTGAAGACCCAGTAAAAGTCATGAATGATGAGATTCGTAAGTCTTGGTACACTTGGCTTTACGCAGATGTTATCAAAGCTGTACCACGAATAGGAAAAAAAGCCCAGAATTACAAAATAGTCTACATCGACACCTTAAAACATGAAGACTCAACACTTCAGAAATTACTAGACTCACCAGAATGGGACTCTGTGCGATTAGAAGCTTGTGATGACAACTTTCAATCAACAGCTCCAAACTTTATGTCTAACGAGAGCATTGAGAAGGAATGGAAAGAGCATGTTGAAGCTGGGCAGTCAGATGTGTTTTTCAGGGAGCTGCGTAACCTTCCAATCTCATCCAAAGACGCAGCTTTTCGTCAAGAATACTTTCACTACTACAACCTTCCACCTGACAGACGCTGTGGAGAGAATGACTTGACCACTTTCGACAGCGAAATCCAGCAGGACAAGAACATAGAAACTGTAGTCCTACTCGATCCTGCAAAGACAGTAAAAATCCACAGTGCTGAATCCGCAATAGTCGGAGTAGGTATTGATCTTACAAGAGCTAAACTCTATGTCCGAGATGCTATATCAGAGAAGATGTACCCAGATGAAATCTACTCTGCTATGTTCGGCATGGCTAGAATGTTAGATGCAAAAGTATTAGGTATTGAGGAAACTTCCCTTAACGAGTTTATTAAACAACCTATTAAAAACGAGATGTTTCGCACTGGATCATTCTTTGAACTAATTTGGCTTAAAGCCAGAGGTGGAATGAAGAAAGAACTCCGCGTTAAGGAATTAGTACCTTATTATAGAGGAGGTTACATCTACCACAATGCTGCATGTGCAACAGTTAATAAACTAGAACAACAACTCCTTATGTTTCCCAGATCAAAGCTTTGGGACTTAATGGACTGCTTCGCATACATAATCGAGATGCTTGAATTAGGTGAGAGATACTTTAGCCCGTCTGAAAATCCAGACGATATTGAATCTGAGTATGCTGAACTTGACTATGAGGCACCTATTGAAAACTGGAGGGTAGCATGAGCCACGGAGTGAGTAAAGAGGCATATGTTGGAGCTGACCCTAAGACTTCTAAAGAACTTACATTTGACATCTTGGATCATTTAGATACAAGAATAGATGAGATGATAGATACACAGGTAACCCAAGTAGCTCTATGCAATACTAAGTTTGATGACATTGAGGATAAGTCTAAGTCTAAAAAGAAAAAGGATACAGCCTTAGCAGCCTCCACAGGCCTTGGTGGAGGAGTTCTTGTTATGGCTATTCAATACATTAAAAACTGGTTAGGTCAATAAGATCGTTCAATATTTAAACATACTACAGAAGGTGACATAATGAACTATACACAAGAACTTGACAGGGCTCCATTCTATTATGAGAAGATAGAAGTAGCAATAGATGCTGTTTCTCGTTTGGGTGGAGGCTATCGAGATGCCTCTAATGCTGTCAATATTACAGTAGAAGATAGCAGCATCAGATATCGTATAGAAGGAGGCGACCCAGACGCTAATGATGGACACTTGGTCTACCTAGGCCAGAGTATTTACTTCGCGAACCCAAAGTCCATCAAAAACTTCAGAGCAATAGCTATCACCGATCCTGCTATACTGATAGTTACTTTCTACAAGTGAGGTGTATCATGAATAGATTGTTCAAATATTTAACGGTCTTGACTTTTGTCTTGTTCAGTATTACATCTGCTGAAGCTCGCCAGCATGGAGGGCCTATATATGGAACTTCTTCTGCTGCTTTAGGGCTTGAAGTAGGTGTAGATGTCCAAGAATATAATGTAAACTTAGACACCTACGCTGGCATCACACCTTCTGCTGATGTAATTACTTTGCTTGGTAGTACAGATGATGCAGATATTATGATAAATATAGGTATTGTCATTGGTACAAATATCCAAGCTTGGGATAATGACCTTGATACATATGCAGGTATTACTCCCTCAGCTGATATAATTACTCTGTTAGGAAGTGCCGATGATGCTACTATTAGAACAAACATAGGCCTCATTATTGGGACTGATGTCCAAGCTTATCATGCAGCTTTAGCTTCAATAGCTGGACGTACTGAGACTAATGGTGGTATTCTTTATGGTACAGCTGATGACACCTATGCTTGGCTTGCTGCAGGTGCAGAGGGTACGCTACTAATGGGTAATGGAGTTGGTGCCCCTTCCTGGCTTGGGGCTGGTACAGCTAACTCTATACTTCAGGCTAATGGTGATGCTGACCCAACTTGGGTGAGTAGCATTAACCTTGCCTTCCGAGGCGCAACGGCTGAAGTGCTTTTAAGGGATTCTGACGGTGGTACTACTGCGGAAGAAGATGCCGGAAGCATCAAGGCTAATATGTCCACGGCTACAGTAGACGGCGAAATCTCTGATATGTACTTCACGGCTTTTGGTGGTGGGACCGCTGGAACAGAATACGGTTGGATGTTTTGGGATAGTTCTGATTGTTCCCTTTTAACAGGGCTTATGACTGACGCTACGGCTCCTGCGCTGACCAGATTGGGGTAGGAGTAGATCCCAAGGCAAGAGGGTCTGAACCGCTTTATATATGGAACAATCAGTACAACGGTGCTTATAGAGCTTTTAGCCTTGGCAATATGTCAACCTGTAATACCGTAGCTCAATGTGGTGAAGCGTTTGTGATGTCAGACATTCTTACCTCTGGTACAGACTTCTTTCAATCAGAAGCAAAGCCCGAAGCCATGAGTGGCTATTCCGCCTACACCTACCCTCACCCGGACATAGACGAAGCTGTTGTCCCGACTGTAGTTAATATTACTTCCTCAACGGCAAACGGAACTTATGTTGCAAGCAATCAAATAAATATCACGGTCTATTTTTCTGAGCTTGTTACGTCAACGGGAAACATTACCATCAACCTGGATTCGGGGCAGGCGGTCACCGCGACAGCCACAGCTAAAGCTATGGCAACAGCCACTTATACTGTTCAAGATGGGGATTCAAGTGCTGACCTTACCGTATCTTCGATAACCGGCACAGTAAATGACCTTGCAACGACACCTAACGCTGTGGCAGATTTTACCCCTACAACTAACTTAGCAGCGAATAAAGCAATCGTGATTGATACGGATGTGGCTCATGGTTCAGTAGACGGTGCTCCTGCACAGATTGATTCAACGGCCCCGGTTGCTGTAATTGGGGCATGGTAAGATCGTTCAATCAATAAACGGACTTAATCATGGCAACAGTACAAATAAGAATAGGCAGCTTAATAAACATTCATCAGTATGATGATGGAGATCATGATGCTGCCATTGAGACATTAGCGTCTATTAAGTGTGGGACTCCGATAGATGGAAATGACGTACTTCGCTTGGACGACTTGGATGCTTTAATGGCTACCTTTGTTGATTCTATAGTTACATTCGAAGGTAATGTAGTTTGTCTTGATGGTGATGTAGTTTATACATAGGAACTTAAAATGCCTTACTTAAGAGAAAATGCGATTACTAAAGTAGCAACAGTCACTGGCGTTGATATGAAGACTGCTGCAGCTAAGACTAATTTGTTCACAGTCCCAGATGGGAAGACTTTCTACCCGATAGGTATAGTTATCAGAGAACCCTCTGCCTCAATGGCAGGTGGTACAGACTATGATTTTGGTACTGGGGCACTCTGTGATACATGGAGGCAGACTATTGACTTATCAAGCTTAACTACTCTAGCCACAGACTTTATGGAAATCAGAGGGGCTGATGTAACTAAGTACACAGATTGTGCTGCTGCTTCTGTATTCGGTATCTATGTAAACACAGGTACTACTGTAGCCTGCACTGCAACTATTGACATATTTGGGTTCTTAGCATAATGGGAAAGAATATAGTTCCAGGACATGGATATCCTAGACTCAACGAAGATGGGTCTGTAGACTTTGGTGGGTCTGCTAATTACTCCCGCTTTGATAATAATGGCAGGCTTACCATGGCAGGTAGTGCCAGAATCAAGCGTCATGTAAGAGTTACTGCTCCTTCCTGGAAGTCTGGTGTAGCTGGGCCAACAGAGAGGTTTCTAAGTGTCTGGCCTATATTAAAGTTTGATGCTGCATCTGATGACGAAGTACATTATAGTATACTTATTCCATATAGGTTTACTGCAGGATCTACAATAAGTGTAGTAGTAGACTGGTGTCATGAGGCTGTAGCTGATGCTGGCACAGTCTGTTGGGGTCTTGAATATAGAGTTATAGAACCAGGTGAGACTGTTACAGGGGCTACTACTACAATATTAGGAACTTCGCCTGGGACACATGCTCAGCATGTTTTAGTAGGGACTCCTCTTGATACTGGGATCTTAGGAGTAGTCGCACATGATGTTATTGGACTACGTCTATATCGTGATGTAAGTGGTGACACCTTAGCAGTCGGCGCTGCCTTAATACAAGTTCATTTTGAGTTCATTATGGACAAATTAGGAGAACCTACATAATGCCTTACATAGTTCAAGGTAGTCCTTCTAGCTGGAAGACAGATATTTATAATAAGAAAGACTTTAATTATGAGTATCCTTTAGGTCTTGACTTGAAACCTGGATCTGATTTTCATAATAAGTTAAGATCTAGAATCTACCAGCGAGCACAGGAATCAAGAAATGAAATATCTAAGCGATTCGATTCCTGGAGAGAGATAGATAAGACTCTAACAGCTTACATCCCTCTCAAAGACAAGGAACAGCAGCTTAAGAACAAAGATGCTTCAAAGCCTGTTTCTATAGTATTTCCGTATAGCTATTCTATGCTCGAAGCGTTGCTAACCTACCTATCAATGGCATTCTTTCAGGACCCTATCTTCCAATATGAGGGAGTAGAAGACGATGATACAATGGGTGGGATGCTGATGGAGTTGGTGATTAGGTTGCATTGTATTAAGAATAAGGTTCCCTTGAATGTTCATACAGTCTTGCGAGACTGCTTGGGGTATGGAGTAGGTATTGCAATCCCAGGATGGAATTCAGTCTATGGACGTAAACCTATTAAATCATCTATAATTACGCAGTCTGCACTAGGTGAGCAAACAACAGATGACGTCACCTATATTGACTCCTTACTATTCGAAGGTAATGATCTTAGTAACATCGACCCTTACATGTGGCTACCTGATCCCTCTGTCTCAAGCATAGACATTCAAAAAGGTGAGTTTGTAGGCTGGGTAGACCGTGATAACTATATGAATTTACTAAGTGAAGAAAGCATGCCTAACTCAACTCTGTTTAATGTTAAGTACTTAAAGCAGAAGAAAGACAAGCGGTCAACCTTTGCCCTAGACCAAAGTGAGCGTCAGACTCGACATGGAGGATCTACCAGACTGAACCAGTCGACTACTAACACCACAAGCCCAGTTGACACAATCAAGATGTATGTTAAGTTAATCCCTGAAGAGTGGGGCTTAGGTGAAAGTGAAACTCCTGAAAAGTGGTACTTTGAGCTTGCCTCAGATGATGTAATAATCTCATGCGAACGAGCTGACCACAACCACGGAATGTTCCCTGTTAGTGTAGCCTCCCCAGAGTATGATGGATACTCGATAACTCCAATAGGGCGTATGGAGGTACTTTATGGCTTACAGCATACTTTAGACTTCTTATTCAACTCACATGTAACTAATGTAAGAAAATCTATCAATGATATGTTGATAGTTGATCCTTACCTCGTGAATATTAATGACTTGAAAGACCCAGGACCTGGAGCATTAATAAGGCTGAGGCGTCCAGCTTGGGGACGTGGAGTGGATAAAGTAGTTCAGCAACTCGCAGTCCAAGATATTACAAAGTCCAACATAACTGACTCTGCTTACATTACCCAGTGGATGGATCGCATAAGTGGCGCTGATCAATCCATGCAGGGTGCTCTTAGAATGTCTGGCCCTGAGCGACTAACAGGGGCTGAATTCCAAGGTACACGAGGTAGTGCAATCAGCCGCTTACAACGAATTGCTATGATAATAGGTATGCAATTCATGCAGGATGTAGGTACCATGTTTGCTGTGCATACGCAGCAGTATATGTCACAGGATACTTATGTGAAGATAGTAGGACGCTATGCTAAGCAGCTTCAGGCAACCTTTGGTCCTAAAGCTCAGAACGTTAAAGTCTCACCTTTTGAACTAGCAATCAACTATGACCTTATTGTAAGAGATGGATCAATCCCAGGAGGTAACTTCTCTCAGTCATGGATTGAGTTGTTTAAGGTAATAGGCACAACCCCTGAACTAATGCAACAGTTTGACGTAACCAGAATCTTCATGTATATAGCACAGCAACTAGGTGCAAAGAATGTAGAAGACTTCAAACGAAATATTAACCAGATCCAAGGTCAAACAATGCCTGATGATCAAGTCTTAGATGAAGCTCAAAAGGGAAACATGGTTCCAGTAGGAGTTGAATAATGAAAGATGAAGAAGGAGTAAGAGTCTATTCCACAATGGATCAGGTAGAAGATCTTAAGTCTTCCATAGTGTGGAATGATATAGTGAACGAACTTGAAGTATGGAAAGAGGGATTTCAGGCTGAGCAGCGTTCAATGGTAGATGACATAGCTGATAAGAATCTTACAACTGCTGCAGTTTTGACTCACTTAGGAGACCTAAATGGAAGGGTAAAGACGGTAGATTATTTAATAAACTTACCTGACATATTCCTACAAATACTGGAGGATAGAAAAAATGACGCTAAACGTAAACGAGCCGACTGATCAAGTTCTTGGTTCTGCAGTACCTGCATACATCAGAGCTAACAGGGTAGCCTTAAACGCTATCTCTGGCTCTGGTAATGTAGGAGTTACTGAACTGGAAATAGCTCTTGGAGTAACTTCTTTAGTAATAGGAACAGACGTAGGCTCCTATGGTTATGAGGCTATTAAGCTCTCAGGAGCTGCTGCTGTTACTATAGCAACAATGCTTGGTGGGACTGAGGGTATGGTGAAGGTGTTTATTTTCCAAGACGCAAACGTAGACATAACAGATGGTGCGAAGGCTGACGGGAAATTCTACCTTAATCACCTACCAGCACTAACTGACTACGCTCCAGAACAAGATGATGT